AACTGGAGGGTTACAAAAACATGTTTACGATTAGGTAGTAGGATTATTGGTAAATGTATGATGGGCTCAACTTCAAACGCTTTAGATAAAGGTGGAGAAAACTTTAAAAAATTATACAATGCCTCAGATGTCACAAAACGAAATAGAAATGGTCAGACAAAGTCTGGCTTATACTCTTTGTTTATCCCAATGGAATGGAACTACGAAGGATTTATTGACGAGTATGGAGTTCCAGTCTTTACTACTCCTGATATCGATAGACTCGCACCAGACGGTGAATTAATAGATGTAGGTGTAATAGATAACTGGCAAAACGAAGTAGATGGTCTAAAAGATGATCACGATGGTTTAAATGAATTTTACCGTCAATTCCCCAGAACTACAGAGCACGCATTTAGAGATGAGGCAAAGGGTAGTATATTTAACTTAGTTAAGATATACGAACAGATAGACTACAACGAGGAGTTATCTAGAACGCTAGGGGTTACAACAGGTAATTTTCAATGGGTGAATGGAATCAAAGATTCTCAAGTAATATTTTACCCAGATCCAAAAGGAAGATTTAAAGTTAGTTGGGTTCCACCTTCTGGAATACAAAACAAAGTAATACTCAAAAACGGTATCAAATATCCAGGCAACGAACACATGGGTGCTTTTGGTTGTGATAGTTACGATATATCAGGAACGGTAGATGGGCAAGGATCTAAGGGAGCTTTGCACGGCCTAACTAGGTTTAGCATGGAAGACGCTCCAGCAAACAGTTTCTTTTTAGAATACTTGTCAAGGCCACCAACAGCCGAGATGTTCTTTGAGGACGTTCTAATGGCTTTAGTATTTTACGGGATGCCTATACTCGCAGAGAATAATAAACCTCGTCTCTTGTACTATCTGAGGCGAAGAGGTTATAGAGGGTTTAGTATGAATAGGCCGGACAAAATTTGGAACAAGTTGTCCGTTGCAGAAAAAGAAGTTGGAGGTATACCCAACTCCTCGGAAGATATTAAACAAGCTCACGCCGCAGCAATTGAGATGTATATACAAGATCACGTTGGAATAAAGCAAGATGGTACATTTGGTGATTTGTATTTTAACGAGTTGCTGAATGATTGGAGTAGGTTTGATATAAATAAAAGAACAAAGCATGATGCGTCAATAAGTTCTGGTTTAGCTATAATGGCGAATAACAGACACTTATATGCTCCAAATGCAAAGATAGAAAAACCAAAATTAAATATACACATATCTAAATATTCAAATTCAGGTGGTATGTCTAAAATAATTAAAGAATAATATGAGGAATTTTCCAAGTCAAGTTGTCAGCGATGCAGAGAAGATAAGCTATGAGTATGGGCTTAAGGTTGCTCAAGCTATAGAAGGAGAGTGGTTTGACGAAACAAATAATCAGAGTAGATATACTAACGGTAAAAATAATTTTCACAACCTTAGATTGTATGCTAGGGGAGAACAGTCTATTCAAAAGTATAAAGATGAACTATCTATTAATGGTGATCTATCTTATCTTAATTTAGACTGGAAGCCAGTTCCAATTATATCTAAGTTTGTGGATATAGTGGTGAATGGTATAGCAGAAAGAACTTACGATATAAAAGCCTTCTCACAAGATCCATTTGGAGTTAGCAAGCGTACTGAGTATATGAACGCTATAATGGAGGACATGAGATCAAAGGAGTTAAAAGATTTTGTTAAAGAAAAGTTTGGTATGGATTTGTTTAAAAATCCTCCATCGATGCTACCAGAAACACAAGAAGAATTAGATTTACACATGCAGCTTAATTACAAGCAGGCAGTGGAGATAGCCGAAGAACAGGCTTTAAATGTTTTGTTTGAAGGAAATAAATATGAGTTAACGAAAAAGAGGTTTTATCGCGATCTTACTGTTTTAGGTATAGGTGCGGTAAAAACCTCTTTTAATACTTCTGAAGGTGTGGTTATTGATTATGTTGATCCCGCAAAACTAGTTTACTCACACACAGACTCACCTTACTTTGAAGACATATACTATGTTGGTGAAATTAAAACAATACCTATAAACGAGCTTATAAAGCAATTTCCACACCTTACCACTGAAGATTTAGAAGAGATGCAAAAGTCGAGTGGTATTAGCAAAAGAAATAACAAGAGATATAGAGAGGGTGAGATTGACAAAAACAAAATAGACGTGCTTTACTTTAACTACAAAACCTATATGAACGAGGTTTATAAGTTAAAAGAGAGTGCATCCGGGGCTGAAAAAGCTATCAAAAAAGATGATGCTTTTGCTCCACAAGAAAACGAAAACTTTAGTAAAGAGTCTAGGAAAATGGAGACTTTATACGAGGGTGCTTTAGTAATAGGTACCAAAAAGCTTTTAAAGTGGGAGATGTCAAAAAACATGATGCGTCCTAAAAGTGATTTTACTAAGGTTAAAATGAATTACGCTATTTGTGCTCCAAGAATGTATGAGGGTCGTATTGACTCTTTAGTTAAAAGAATTACTGGTTTCGCCGATATGATTCAATTGACTCATTTAAAACTACAACAAGTAATGTCAAGAATGACGCCAGATGGCGTTTATCTAGACGCTGACGGTTTAGCTGAGATTGACTTAGGTAATGGAACTAACTACAATCCACAAGAAGCTTTAAATATGTTCTTCCAAACAGGTTCTGTTATTGGTAGATCATTTACTTCTGAGGGTGATATGAATCCAGGAAAAATTCCAATACAAGAGATTACAAGTGGTGCTGGAGGGGGTAAATTACAAGCGCTTATAGGTAACTATAATTACTATCTACAGATGATTAGAGACGTGACCGGTCTTAACGAAGCTAGAGATGCTGCTAATCCAGATCCAAAATCTTTAGTAGGAGTTCAAAAAATGGCGGCCGCAAACTCAAACACAGCAACTAGACATATATTACAGGGTGGATTGTTTTTAACTGGTGAGGTAGCAGAGTGCTTGTCACTTAGAATATCTGATATTATAGAATACTCTCCAACTAAAGATGCTTTTGTTCAAGCTATAGGAGCTCATAACGTTGCCACTTTGACTGAGATGTCAGAATTACACTTGTATGATTTTGGAATATTTATAGAGTTAACTCCAGACGAAGAAGAAAAAGCAATGCTTGAGAACAACATTCAGGTAGCACTGGGACAACAGAATATAGAGTTAGAGGATGCTATTGATCTTAGAGAAATAAAAAATATTAAACTAGCTAATCAATTGTTGAAAATTAGGAGAAAGAAAAAGATAGCTAAAGATCAGAAATTGCAACAAGAAAACATGCAAGCTCAAGCTCAAGCAAACATACAGCAACAAGAGTCTTCAGCTCAACTTGAAATGCAAAAACAACAACAACTAGCTCAGACAACTATATCTATAGAGGAGGCAAAATCAAGATTTGAAATTGAAAAGCTAAATCAAGAGGCGCAGATAAAAAGACAGTTGATGGAACAAGAGTTCCAGTATAACATGCAATTAAAAGGCGCTGAAAGTAACCAAAGGTCTCAAGGTGAAAAAGAAAAAGAAGATCGTAAAGACGAAAGAACAAAGATTCAAGCGACACAACAATCAGAAATGATTGAGCAAAGAAAAGGAAGTACAGGACCTAAGAATTTTGAATCTTC